GAGAACCCCATTAAATAGAGTTTCAAACTTAACTAAATCACCAATTTCTAAATCAATATATTGCAAGGGCAGTTTAAGATTAAATATTAAATGGTCATTTTTATATTGCTCTAATAAGAAGTTAGCTAATTGATTTGCAGTACCACCATGTCTAATATAATCTGATTCAAGTTCTAAATGGGCATCTACTGAATCTTCAATCCCATAATACTCATCAGACCCTAAATCAATAGAAGAAGCTGTTTCTAAATAGCTATTATCAGAATAGTCTTTTTTATAAGATACAGTTACCTTTTTATAAATCTGTTCAGGCTTTGTCTTTTTAAATGAGTAAGATATAACCTCTGATTCTTTAATTAGATCAGCATTTGCATATTCATTGTAATGCTCAACACCATTTGCATCTGCATCACTAAAAGTATAGGTATCTTTAATTGTATTAAATCCAAAAGTGCCATCATTTTTAAACTTAGGAAAGCACTTAGTAGATTTAGCTATATCTTCTATAAGTTTTTTAGAGTTGATTTTCTTATTTATAGTAAACCCAAATTTCCAATCTTGCACAAGGTTATTACTATCAACATATTTATGAGCTTTTTTTGCCTCTAAATATTCAGCCTCATCAATAGCATCATGTCCAAGTTCACTTACAACTAAATCATAAATAATATCAATAGGGTTTTCAAAAAACTCATCAGGGCTTAAATTAGGATTGTTTTCATTTTTCCTACCTCTTGTACCTACAAAAAAGTCTTTATCCCCAAACTCAATATCTACAAGCGTTTTGAAAGATGCACTATTAATTTTGCCTGACATACTCATAGAATCAATTTCAGTAAGCAGACTATCAATAAGTGTAATATCACCTGCATATCTATGCAATATTTCAATTATGTATTGATTGTTTTGAGTTGGGTCATCAGCAGTATTAATTCCTGTATGGTCATAGAAAAACATCCTTGCACTTGATTTTGGAGGATTAACCCAATTTAATGCTGAACCATCATCCCATTGAAATTGTGTAGAAGTTGAAAAATCAATATCACCTGTAAGGTTATTTAAATTATTTGAGGATGAACCATTATACTGAGGATAACCAAATAAGTGAGCATTTGGGTTTAAAGAATACCCTGCAAGACCAACATCACTAATGTCGTGCATATATTCAGGATGATTAAAAGAAAGCCCCCAATCAGGTGCAAGGGTTACAAGAGTTTTCTCTTTATCTGAGGTATCAGCAGGGTTTGGAGTAAATACAACAGTTTCACCACTCCCTGAAGCAGGTAATAATAACCCATTTAAAGATACATATATGGTTTTTTTATTCACAAAGTTAGCTTGTGGGCTTGTTCCTAATGTAAGCCTAAATCTAATAAAATCGCTATTACTACCAAGTCCAACCCCAAAGCTAGCTAAACCTGTTTTAGTTCCTGATGACGTTAAATCAAAATCTACGCCCATCCCTTCAAATAAATTTTCAGAATCTTCATTATTACTTACTGTTGATAATTGTATGGTAGGTACAGATACATCAATACATTGTACTACATTGGCTCTTATTAAAGGATGTGGGAATAATATAATTTTATTAGTTGAAAATTCAGGCAACCATTGCTTATATCCTACAACTTGAGAAGTAGCCAAAATATCTTCAGTATCACTTTCTCCCTCTACTAAATCAAGTGTACCTAAATGCTCTCTAGGGGATTCTAGTATATAAGAATATTTACCATCAGCACCTATAAAAAAAGGTGGCAGATGTTCAAAAGATATTGCAATACTAATTGAATTTCCTGTATCTTTATCAACTAATTCATCAGGGGCTATTGAAGTTGTATCATTACTGTCTATTATAACATCTTTTCCATCAAATACACATGGGCTTCTATCAACATAGCCATAGCATAATGGTATTTCTTTGCCCTTATATTTACTTGGAATTTCATTAGAACTGCCTAAAGAATCTTTTGGTAAATCCTTATGTGCTTTTTTCTCTGTTAAATCTTCAAGTTCTACACTTACCTTTTCATCATCGTGGGATATTCTCCTGATAATACCCTTGTAAACCTCTCTTGATTCAGTTGGGCTTCTAAAATAAATAATAGCCTCAGTATTAATTAAAGATGATTCAGATAATTGGTCAGAAAACCTAACTCCATCAAAAGGAAAGTTGTTAAACTGAAGGGATACATTGGAAATCTTAAACTTCCTTGATTCAATTCCTATTGACTCTTTGATAGAAGGAATATTCATAAGGATTGGCTTACAATAATTATCACCAATAGTCACATTGTTGGTAGAGTAAAATTGACCATCTATCTCTACTATTGGATATAGCTGTGTATTCTTTCCTTGTATATCTGAATCAAAAGACATTAACTAACTCCTATATCAGCACCACGTCTGATTGCTTCTTTAAGTTGGTCAGCCAGTTCACCTTCAACATAATCCTGGCTCATAACATTCCCTGATACATTTACTACAACTGAACCTGCACCTCCACCTGCGTTGATCCTATTCATTGCTTCTACACCTACAGCATTTACAGCATTCCTTGACATTACAAACTCACCTTGCTCTGCTTCTATCATAGTGCCCCCTGCTGAGTGCCTACGACCACCAACAAGACCACCATCTTCAAACTTCAAATGCCTCTGGGCTTGTCCCACAAGTGACCCTGCAACTGCCCCTGCTGTAGCTGCCAATGGGACTCCAAGCCAACCAAATTTAGCGATAGCATCCTCCATTAGACTCATAATCAAAGACTGGACTTTAGCAGCGATAACATCTCTTAGTGCTGCTTCTGCTGCTTTCCCTGCATTATCATAAGACATAGCTTGTGAAAAAGATGAGGCAACGATAGCTTGAGTTAATTTCTTCTCTAATTGTATTCTTTTCTCATATTGAGGGTCAAGTAATGAAAATGCCTCAGACTGCTTTTTCATTCCCTTTACCATATCATCCCTTTGTTGCTTTCCACTCCCAAATATATGAACACCCTCTAAGTTAACATCATTATTAATCTTTGTAGACTCTGAATTTTCGTCTTGAGCATCTTTCATATTTAAATATGCAGCACTCATTAATATCAATTTTGTATTAAAATTGCTAGCACTAAATGAAGTATTTTTTATTACCCCTTCATATTCTACTGTTTTGTCAATAAGGAATGCCATAGCATCAGCTAAACGAACCACAATTCCTAAATTATTTCCTAGAGCCACAGTTGCATCAGATAATGAAGCAGATAAGTTATCAAAAGATGCTTGTGAACCTAAAGTTTCCTCCCCAAGATTCGCAACTTTACTTCTTGCAGATTCCATCGTTGCGTTTAAAAAGGCTTGTTTTTTATCAGCATCAGATAATTTATCAGCAGTTGTCCCAAGTTTTGCAGCATACGCTTCATATGCCTCATCTGCTTTAACAATAATACCAATATTATCAAGCATAAGGCGAGATTGTCGACCAATACCTGTAATAAGTGATTCAACAGAACGCTTTGTATCTACACCCAAAGCATTACCGAGTCTTTGGGCAATATCAAACATCTCAGCCATTTCATCTGAGTTTTTCGTAATCCCAAGAATCATAGCATTGTTAGCTTGCTGAAATAAATCAAATTGGCTCATTGTCCCATTTGTAGCAGTTTTCAATTTATCCATTGCAACTGCTCCACCTTCAACACCTCCTGATAAAGTATTGAAAGCCCTGCTCATGGATTCAACTTTAGCAGCTTCTTTAGTGAATTTTATTAGCTGTGCAATTCCAAGTCCCATAGCAAAGTTAAATAGTAGTAAATGAGAACGCATAGTAGCAAAAGATCCACCAAGGAGTCTATTATTCTTTAATGCACCATTGCCTGCCTTGACCCCATCATCTACCTTGCCATTTAATCTTTCTTGTGCTTGGGCTATAGAATTTATTTCATTGCGTAACTTCTTATGCCCTGTACCCTGAAATTTTATTGTTATTTTATTTTCTGGCATCTATAAAATCCTTTTCTTTCTTTGCAAGAGCATTCTTAATAACAAAAGATTTCTCAACCCATTTACCAGGTTGTTCACCATATGCTCCACTATACGCAGGAACTCCAAATTCCTTGCAGTAAA